TTTTACTACGATAGGTTCTGGTAATGTTCTATCTCTTTTTTCATTTCTTTCAAGTGCAACATCAAGTGATGTATTTACAAATATCATATGACTTTCATAACCTAATTGTTGTAACTCACGCATTTGTGATTCTATCTTATCAAATTCTTTACCTGTCCCATCAATGATAAGACCTAATCTACCTTCGATATAGTTTTTTTGTCTAAGTTTAGTAATTCTCTTTGCAGTATCTCTTAACTTATCTCTCTCTGGTTCTTGTTGTTTACCAAGAGGTGTATTCATCTTCATTGTCATACCAGCACTTTTAATCATTTTTTCAAACAAATCATCACTATTGACAATACGCATACCAAACATTGCAGTGGTATTTCCAACTACATAGGATTTACCACTACCTGGCCCACCAGCTAAAAAGAATGCTTTAAATATATTGGGGTCGTAGACGCCCTCCTGTAGTTCCTTGAAGTATTTCATTTTCCGTTTCTCGTTCTAAAAATTCTTGTTTATTATATTTAGTCCCCCTGTCTATTGATATGATGTTTGTTCTACTTTGACTTTGAAATGTCATCTTTCTTACTCTATTTCTTGTTCTACCTTTTTTCATGTTCTTTTTCATGTATTTCTCCATTTGGGTTATATTTTATATAATAATATGAATTATTTGTACGAGTCTCCTTTTTATTGTATTATGGTTTGACCTTTTGAACCTTTTGGTTCAATGGACTTTCCTACATTTTGATATTCTATTGGTACAGCGTCTTTAACTACACTCATTAACATAGTATGTCTTCTTTCGCCTTGTTCAAACTGATGTCTTAATTTTGTAATTAAAAATTCACCCTCATAGAAGGTGTCTATTTTGCTCTTGCCGTGGTCTTTTCCTGTGAGTGGTAATGTAAGATGGATTTTGTCACCAACAGATAGTTTACAGTATCCATGCGTTTTAAGCTGTATACTTACACCACCATTTTGTAACTCCATCAGTTTTGACCTTCTGGTTGACAACCAATTCTCTGCGCTATTGTCAGAGTAGTTGTATCCTGTGTCAGTTTCGTAATGAGTTGTGTCGTGTGTTCCATCATTTGAACTTGGGTGTACTTGTACTTTTGCATTTGAAAAATCTCCAAGAGTATTACCTTTTACATCAATGGTCGTCTGATTATATATAGGATTTTGGTCTATTCTACCAAAGTCCTTGAAGTTGTTAAAATAGTTGTATGAATGTTGTGTATAACTTTTATTAAATATATTGTACTTAATTAAATTAGAACTTAACATACCCATTCTACTTGACATAAGGGTATCATTACTGTGTGATACAGTAAATCTCATAATCCTTCTATAATCGTTTTCTATATTACCTCTTTTGTTTTCACCATCTACCTTCATAGCTTCTGATGCAACAAATTCACCTTTGTATGGTTCTTTGTATAAACTATCCAAAACCCTAAATTGAAAACCTTTTGTACTTTCATAAAAGAAATAATGAGGAGAACCACCATACTTTTTAGAAAATGATTCTCTTGTAAGAGTTCTAATAAAATCAAGGGGTCTAAGATTAGGTGCAACATACTTTCTCAATTTACTTGTTTCATCTAAAGTTATTTGTTTATTTGTATTAATAAGATTTTCATCTCTTAAAATAGACTCAATAATTTCTGAATTTGACCCAGAGTAGGATTTTGATGTTCTTGTTCTGTTATTTCTAAGTCCCTCTGTTGATATGCAATTTAGTTCAAATATTTGTGTGCCTGCACTTGCATCTTGTCTTGAGGATACTTTAAATACACTAAAAACATTATCTGTAAAATCAAATGAACCAACACCCTTTGTTGTTAACTTTAAAGATACATACTCTTGACCTATAATAGGCATATTCATAACTATGTTTTCTTTATCAACAATAATTAAACTTAACATAAGAGAAGTCGTAAACATATTCTCAAATATGTTTATTTCTGCGACAGAATCATTTAAACGAGCAACCACACCAGTAGAGGATAATAGTTTACACTCTCCTAGTTGATATTCGCCTGCAAATTGTACACCTGTTCCTAGAGCCATTAGATTGCTGTTTCATTGATTAATTTTTGATACTCGTCTATAAATTGTTCTACATAACTTGGGTCGAGTAATCTTATTTGTCTTTTTGCATCTTGTTCATCTTCTTCATACTCACGATTAGTAATAGGAGTAAGACCTGTATACGCATCATCATCTACTTCGTTAAATACTTCTATTTTAACTTTAGTGTCACCAGAAGTTTGAGTTGTTTCATAATGATGTATTCCATCTGGGTTTGTGTATTTGTCATTTAAATAATCTAAAAACTGTCCACCAGTCATAGGCCATTGATGATACCTATCTGTAATATCATTAACTAAAAGTATCACCCAATGTAGTTCTGTATCACCATATAACTTATGTGCAATCATCTCTGGTGTTTCACCTTCTTTTACATCATAGGTATCGTATAACAAAGTGTTTGTCTTTAACTTTGCTCTCATACCTACTCTTCGTAAAAGATTGGTTACATCTTTAAAATTTAAATCACCCTTTGCATCATATGGTATAACTGGAAACGAATCAAAATACATTTTTAATATCCTTCAAAAATTCTTTCTCTTGTAATAATTTCTATTTCTTTAAATGAAAGTGTCATAGATGTTTCTACTGGTGGAGCTCCATCTTCTCCATGTGGTTCAAATGTTTTATATCTATCACCACCGTATGTAACTGAAACATTATCTAAAAAACATTCTGATACTCTATGAATGTAATCATTCTCTTTACCTTTGTACATATACTGAATATTAAATGTATTTGGAACAGTCATTGTATCTCTATTTCTACCATTTAACATTTCTGGTAACATATTAGCCTTAAACGCAAACACTATCTTTCTTATTTCATCTGCTTCTCTTGAATTTTTAGGTATCATTTTAAATGTATATTGAAATGCTCTTCTTGCTACATTTTCAAATGCCATTTCCATTCTATCTGCAACAACAGCACCTGTTGTTATTTCAATTGCTTCTCTTGAACCAGACGTTATACCTAATCCATCTATAATACCTGTAACAACATTTAAACCTTTCTTTTTAAAGTCATCAGCCATAGTAGGTAATTGGTCTATCAACGCTTCGCCTGGCGATTCACCTGCTTTTACACCTTGATATATACTCGCAGCTGCAGCTGCAAGACCACCTATTGCCTCATCTTTATACTTTGTAGCATAACTTACCTGAACTGAATTGGGCATATACATTGCAATTGCAGTATCTAATCTTCTAGTTGGTGGTCTTTTTATTTTTACGACAGTACCACCCTCTAATTCAGCTTTAGTTGCTGGTGTTGCTTCAGCATCAGCTGCATTATTCTGTCCAGTTGTAGCTTGTTGATAAGAAGTATTTGTAGTAGTAGTTGCCTTTTGAGTATTTGTTCCAGTTGATATTAAGGTGTCTTCTGTATTTTTTTGTTTTTGATATCCAGTTTGACCACCAAAACTTTTTCTTATAAAACTAGGTATTTCTCTTTTAGCTTGTTCTTTTTTAATTGTATCACTACCACTCTTACCACTACCAGAAAAACTTAACTTAGAGTTTTTTTGTTCATTAATAAAAAAGATAACATAGTGTCCATGATTACCTATGCCTGGGTCACCAGCAACATCTAGAGGAAACTGAAATAAATTAGGATTTGCTTTTCCTTTTTGATTAAGAGGTGAAGTATCAGAACTATCTCTTCCAATTTTACCTTTGTTAATACCAAGTAAGCCTGGTAGATTACCAGCTACTTTTCTTAATCCTGTGTTAACTACCTGAGTTGCGATACCTTTACCGAAGTCTATTGCCATGTCTAAATACTCCTATAAAGGTATTTAGTCGACATGACATACAAAGGTAAATATATTCCAAAGAACCCACAAAAATACAAGGGTAACCCATCAAAGGTTGTCTATCGTTCCTCGTGGGAACTTAAGTTTATGGTCTACTGTGATAAGAATGATAAAGTAGTAGAATGGGGTAGTGAGGAAATAATCGTTCCTTACAGGTCGCCTTGGGACGGTAAAATGCACAGATACTTCCCAGACTTCTATATAAAGATAGAACAAACCACAGGTGGTGTCAAGAAGTTTCTTATTGAGGTCAAACCTAAACATCAGTGTAAAGAACCTATCAAAACACCAAAAAAACGCACACGCAAATGGTATAATGAAGTAAAGACTTGGGGTATTAATCAAGCTAAATGGAAATCTGCAATAGATTGGTGTGAGAATAGAGGTATGGAATTTAAGATACTTACTGAAGACCATCTCAATCCGAAGTATAAATAGTATTATGTACGAATACAGATGTAAAATAGTTAAGGTAATAGACGGTGATACAGTTGATGTAGATATCGACTTGGGCTTTGGTGTCTGGTTACATAAGGAACGTGTTAGGTTATATGGTATAGACACACCAGAAAGTAGAACCAGAGATTTGGTAGAAAAGAAATATGGTAATATAGCCAAAGATTTAGTTCTTACTCTTATGCCTGTTGGTTCTATGCAAACACTTATCACAGAGAAAGATAAGTCAGGTAAGTTTGGAAGAATACTTGGTAAGTTTAGAGTACATGAACCACACCTAGACAAGTGGGTAATACTTAATGAATTTATGGTTGACAACCACTACGCAGTAGAGTATCATGGACAGTCTAAACAATCTATAGAAGAAGAACATTTATTAAATAGAGAGAAGTTAGATGGCAGTTCCAAGTAAATATATTCAGAGTGTCCAGAAAGCTGCAAAGGGTCGTCCAAAATCTACTGCGTGGTATAGAAGTAAAATCTCAGAGTTTGGTACACCTAAATCACTTGACTTAATTAGAGATGGTAAACAAGCAACCAGTCCGTTCTTTGGTCGATTGAATATGTTTTTCTATGACCCAAAGTTAAAAAAGAAATTACCCTATTATGATAGGTTTCCATTAGTGTTACCATTAGAGAATTATAATGATGGATTCTTAGGAATTAATTTACATTACCTACCAATACCATTAAGAATAAAACTACTAGATAGATTAGTAGACTTTAGTAACAACACAAAGTTTGATGGGTCTACAAAGTTAAATGTAAGTTATACTGCACTAAAAAGAGTAAGACTTATTAGACCAACAATAAAAAGATATCTTGCTGGTAAAGTTAAATCAAGATTCCGTAGAGTAGATGCAGATGAATTTACAGTTGCAACTCTACTACCAGTTCAAAGATTCTCCAAAGCTTCTGAGTCAGAGGTTTGGAAAGATTCAAGGAAGATGATTTAATGCCCAAATTTAATTTAGGTGGATTTATTAAAGGGCCTGCATATGGTATCTTAAATGAATACTTAGGCGAATTTAGAAGTAAAGATGGTTATGCATTACCATCTAGATATGAATTAGAAATAACTCCTCCTAAAGGAAATTTTTCGAAACCTAAAGGTGGAAATAAAAATCTCGCATCATTATTAATGCCTCAACAAGAAAGTGAAGGTATTGTTAGAGATACAGGTTTGCGTTGTGAGTCAATTGAATTTCCTGGCCGTAATCTTGATACAACTGCTGACATAAATTTATATGGCCCAGAAAGAAATATCGTAACTGGTTATTCATATGCAGATATAACTGGTGTATTCCAAATGTCAAACGATTTTAGAGAAAAGAAATTCTTTGAAACTTGGCAAAAACTTGCATTTAATTCTACAGCATGGAACATGGAATATTATTACAACTATGTAGGTATGTTGACTATAAGTCAACTTGACACTGAGGACAGAAAAACATATACGATACAAATTATGGATTGTTTTCCAAAAACTGTTGCAGCTCAAAATGCAACGTATTCACCATCAACGGAAATACAAAAATTATCAGTAACTTTTGCATATAGATATTGGAAAAACTTAGAGATAGATGCAACAGATATACCGTTACCAGAAAGATTAAGAGAGGTTGTAGGAGAAGGGGTTGAAAGAGCAATTAGAAACAGAATACCAAAGGTATTAAGTAAATTATAAAGGATAAATTATTATGGCATTACCTAGACTAGATGTCCCAACTTATGAGTTGACATTACCCTCGACAAACAAAGTTATTAAATATAGACCCTTTCTTGTAAAGGAGCAAAAATTATTATACATTTCTCAACAAGGAAATGATGAAAAAGAAATTGCAGATTCAATAGGACAACTTGTAAAAAATTGTACATTTAACAGTATTGACCCATTGATATCTCCTATGTTTGATATTGAATATATATTTTTACAACTTCGTTCAAAATCTGTGGGTGATGTTATTGAATTAAATTTACCTTGTCCAGATGATAATAAAACAAGAGTAAAAACTAAAGTAAATATACAAGATGTTAGTGTACAAATGACAACTGGCCACACAAATGAGGTTATTTTATCAGATAGTATAAAAATGATTTTAAGATATCCAATACTAAGAGATATGAAAACTATCAAAGGTAAAAATGAAGTAGAACAAGTTTTTGATATATTAATGAAATGTATACATGAGGTTCATCATGGAGATAAAATATATAATGCAGTTGATGTAACTGATGAGGATTTGGAAACTTTTATAGAGCAAATGACAACGCAACAATTAAATTCCGTAATGGATTTTTTTACTACAATGCCGAAGTTGCGTCATGTTATACAGATTACAAATCCTAAAACAAAGAAAAAAGGAGAGGTTGTTGTGGAGGGCCTCCAAAATTTTTTAGGATAGTTCTTTCTCATGATTCATTAGATAATTATTATAAAACTAATTTTGCAATGATGCAACATCATAATTATAGTTTAAAAGAACTTGATGATATGATGCCTTGGGAAAGAGAAATTTATATGGGTCTTTTAATGAAACATATAGAAAGAGAACAAAAAGAAAGAGAGAAACAACAAAAGAGAGGATAGTCGAATGGCAGATAAGATAACAAAGACTGTTGATAATGAGGTTGCGAGTAAAGATTTAAATGGTGATGGACACATCTCAAAAGAAGAATTAGAGATGGACTTGGAATTTAAAAGAAGAGAACTAGAAGATGCTGATGCAAGACGAGATGCAATGAGAAAAATGACATGGTTCGCATTAATGGGTATGTTAGTGTATCCAATCGGTATCGTGATTGCAGACCTTATAGGTTATGAAACAACAGGACGATTACTAGCAGATATTGCACCTACATACTTTGTTGCAATTTCAGCATTAGTAGCTGCATTCTTTGGTGCGAATGCATATGTGGATAAGAAGAAAAAATAATGGCTGATATGGAATTTCAACAATTACTTTCAGAACAAAAGAAAACAAATGAACTGTTAAGACAGTCTATGAAATCTCCAACTTTGGGTGAAAGTATAAAAACAGGTCTTGGTGAAATATTAAATTCAAGAAGTCTACAAACAAAAAATCAAAAGTTTCAACAGCGTGAGGGAATGACAAACACTGATAATGTAGCTGAAGATATTAGGTTTGAACAAGGAATGACTACTGATAATACATTGATGATGATTGATAGATTAGATATGATTCATCTTGCGTTGAAAAGTATCAAAGAAATAAATTTTGAAACTAATGGATTAATAGCAAGAAATCTTGCTTTTTCAGCTGATAGTTTTGAAATAGTTAAGGGTAATGATAAAGCTGCATCTGCGATAGAAGAAGAAGAAAAAAAGAAAAAATCAGATGCGTCAATGTTTACGAACATAGATTTTATGAAGAAACTTACTAGCGATTTTATGAGAGAAATGAAAGATATAAAAAAGTTTATAACGCCTGGAAAAGGATTACTTAAAACTTTATTTGGTGTAGCTGGTGGTTTACTTGCAGCTGACTTTTTAACAGGTGGAGATGGTCAAAAGTTTTTTAATGCAATAGATATTATGATTAAAAGATTTAAATCACTTTACGAAGAAAGAATCAAACCATTAGTTGAAACTGGTGGAGGTAAATTACAAAAATTAATTGATGATATGGCAAATGAAGATTATACTTATAAAGAAATATTTGAAAACAATGCTGGCACAATATTAGCTGGAGTTGCTTTACTCTACTCAAGAACTATTTTAGCAACATCAATTGCAATAGGTACTTTTGCATTCAAAAAAGGAATCTTTGGTAGAGTAATAAATAGTTTACTTTTTGGAACAAGTCTGTCATCTGGTAAAAAGGGAGGTGGATTTGGAGTAGGAAAGGTTGCAAAAAGACTTGGAATAGTAGGACTTATTCTTACTGTCCTTGATGGTGTAATAGGAATATTTGGAAATGAATTAAAAGATGAAACAGACCCAACTAAAATAAAAAGTAAATATGGGTTTTTAGGAGAGTCTCTTGCTATAATTACAACTTCGATATTTGAAGGAATTAGAGATTTAACTCTTTTTGCAGTTAAAACTTTACTAGGTGATAAAGCAGGAAATGCATTAGAAAAATTTCTTGGAAAAGGTAATACAGATGGAACTGATTTAACTGATACTCAAGATGTAAGAAGTCAAATGCAAAAATCATTTGATTTTTTTATTGACTCATTTAGTCCATTTATAGCTCTTTACAATTTGATGGGAGAGGGAATGAGAAGAGTTCTAAATTTTTTTGGTGTAGAAGATATGTTAACTAAACAAGACAGAGAAAAAGACGAAATAAAAGCACGACAAAGAATGATAGATATAAAAAAAGAAATAGTAGATATAAAAAGTGGAAAAAGTGATTACGTTAAATCAATAAAAAATGTTGATGCAAGGTTGGATAAAGAATTTGCTAGAGCAATGAAAGATGGTAAGTTATCGTCAGGTGAAAAAAAAGAATTAAGACTGACAGCTAATGATTTAGAAAGTATGAAAGAGGGAGCAAGATTAAGAATGTCAGAACTTGAGGAAGAATTAAAGATTATTGAAGGTGATTTTTTAAATCAATATCAAGGGTATAGTGCAGCAGAAAGAGCAAAAAGGCTAAAAGGAATAAAATTTGGAGATACATTATCACCAGTTGGTGAGTTTGGACTTATGTTTTCAGATGTAAAAGATGCAAATACATTTAAAGCAATAAAAGAAAATGAATTAAAAAGACTTGAAATATTAGAAGATGCACTCTTAAAAAGAACGGAACAGGATAAGTATAAAAATACTGAAGGTTTCCTAAACTTTAGCAAAGGAGGCGATGACTATAAATCATATAACATGATATTTGATGCTCGTGACATCGCCTCCGAAGTAAGAAATAGACTTTCTAAAATAAGGTAAAAAAACTTAACCGTTTGCAAGTTTATTAAAGTAGTCCATTGTGTCTGCTTCTTCACCTTGTTTACTCTCAACAGGTTTCGTATCTACCTTTGGTGCAACAACGGCGTCATCAACAACTGTTTGATTACTTACCATTTGTTTACCAGATAATACTGCGTCTAACCTAGTCTTAAGTTCTTCATACGATTTAAAGTTACTTGGTGCTGTGAAATCAGCCAGTGGATACTGTTCTTTCCAAATTCTTTCAATCGTACTATCGTCATCTAGAATTGCAGATGGTTTTTCAAACTCTGACTTATCATAGTTCCAATAACCGTCAACCTTTCTAATCTTCAACTTAAAGTTCGCACCCTTCCAAAAATCAAAAGGATTGATAGGTGATTCATCTTCGAACTCAGGTTGCATTGCAGCCATAAGTTTGTCAAATATCTTCTTACCATATCTAAACA